AGCTAAACCAACCAAGCACTTGTACGATATTTGATATAATGACTGTATGAAAAAAAATAGAGTTGTTTATTATAAATCTATCCCTGACGAACTTGTACGACTAGGATTGACACAAGCTCAGGCTTCAAAGTTGCTAGGAATTACTAGATCAACTTTAAATCACAATATAAAGGCAGACAACATCAGCTTTCATTGGCAAATTTATGGCTTGGCTCATTACTTAGATCGACAACATCATGCCCATGTTAAATAAAATTAGCCACGAAGAACGAGTCAAATTAGTACAGACAATGCTAGATGTGATACATATCATTGGTGAAATTGAGGATGAGGCAGTCAAAAAAACCTTGTGTGACAATCTTATTGGTATGTGTGATCAACTCAAGTCTCGATTAATTATGAACATGATCAAAGAAAATAATGCTGATAGGTTAGAGATGACATGAATAGTGAAATTGCATTAGAGTCAGCGAAGATCACAGAATTTATTCTGCCTTGGTTGGGTATCTTATTGTCTTTGATGATTGCAATGTGGGTTAAAGATTTTGCAACAGCATTGGCAAAGGGGTTGAAATTCAAGATGAACCCTGCATTTAAAGAAGGTATGAAAGTTATACTCGATGGCAAGGATGCAATTATTGTTAAGATTGGAGCAACTGAAACAGTATTTGGTGTGTATTCTGACAGAGGTTACACTTGGCGATATGTACCTAACGAAAAGATTAGTGGTCTTAAACTTGAGAAAGTAATCAATCCTGAAGAAAAAAGAAAATGAATAGTGAAGAGCATGAAATTCAGAAAGCTATTTGTGAGTATTTAGATATACGAAACATTTGCTATTGGGCAGTACCAAACGGAGGTTTACGATCTAAGGCTGAAGCAGGTAGACTTAAAGCAGAGGGTGTCAAGAGTGGAGTACCTGATCTCTGCCTGATCTACGATGGAATGTATTATGGACTTGAGGTCAAGAAACCAATGACCAACACACGCAAAGGATATTTAAGCAAGAACCAAAAAAATTTCCACGATAAAATTGAGGATGCAGGAGGTACAGTCAAAACTGTATACAGCGTGGCTGATGTTATTCTTTGGGTTAATACTTGGGGCATGTTGAGTGCCTAGTTCAATCACTCGATCTGCACGAGGTAAAGCTTGTACCTTTGCTAGTGATGTCTGCGATTCAGGAATAGACAACTGCAATGTGGTCTTCTGTCATGAAAATATAGGAGCCATGGGAGCTAAAGCTAAAGATGGTAAAGGACATGACATAGGGTTCTATGGATGCCGTGCATGTCATTCGTTGTATGACACGTTGGATCATCCGTACTACAAACCTTACTTCATTAAAGAGATGGCTGAGTTTGCTATGACTAGAACCAAGAGACAACTGGTTAAGCAAGGTCTTGTAGATGAACACTATCCTGACACAACATTAGATGGTTACAAATGAAAAAAAGACATCCACCTAAACCACCAATAACACCTTACGAAGATGAGTGAAACACTATCAAGAACCTTGAAACGAGACAAGCCTAAAGCTCACATCGTGGAGGGCATGACTAAATTATTTTTTCAGAAGACTGATGCAAAGGAAGCAATCATTAGTATTAAAGAAAATAGACAAACTCGTACTGGGTTACAAAACAACCTATATTGGGGAGTAGTAATTGAACAAGTCAGACTCGAAACTAGGAACTCTAAAGATGCCATACATAATCATTTAAGAGAAGAGTTATTAGAAGTCACTTGGGAAACAGTTGGTAAGAGGTCAAATCAGGTGCTAAAATCGACCACAACAATGAATACTAAAGAGATGGGAACTTACATTGATGATTGTATTCTTTACATTCAGGGTGAGTTGTTGCCGGGTTTTAAGTTGAACTTGCCTGATAACTGGAAAGGTTTGGTAGTAGAATGAGAGACATGACTGAAAATAAAGAATTTGACATAGAGTTAGATAGAGACATGTGGAAGTTAAAGTATGTAGCATTGTGCGAGATGACTTCTAGTATATTAAATATGAAAGATGCAGAAGTTAATGAGATAATCGATAGTCAAATTCAATCCTGCGTTAATGGAGAATTTAATGGCAAGGTGGAGAAGCTCAATGGCTAGACCAACTAAATATTCTAAAGAGATCGTAGAGAAGGCGAGAGCTTACATTACTGACTATGAAATATATGGTGATATGATCCCAAGCATTGAAGGAATGGCAGAGCATTTAGGCTTACACAGAGACACTTTATACGATTGGGCAAGTCAAGAAAGCAAAGAGTTTTCCGACATATTAGGGCGATGTATGCAAGTTCAACAGAAAACTTTGGTTAATAAAGGACTCAACAACACATTCAACTCAGCGATCACTAAGCTTGTATTAGGTAAGCATGGCTTTCACGATAAGATGGATCAAGATATTATTTCGAGTGATAAAAGTATGCAACCAAATGTCATTGAGCTGGTAGCTAAAGTGAATGAAAAAGACTAGAGCTGAAGTAGAACTACCTCCAAAATTGGTGCCAGTATTTCAGGGTGAAGCTCGATACCGCATAGCCTACGGAGGACGCGGGAGTGGCAAGACCAGATCATTTGCATTGATGACAGCAGTTAAAGGCTATCAATGGGGCAACTCAGTACCACCAACAAAAGGACAGATATTGTGTGGGCGAGAGTTTATGAACAGCCTGAGTGATTCCTCATTTGAAGAGATCAAGACAGCCATTCAATCAATCCCTTGGCTCGATGAATATTATATCTGTGGAGACAAATTTATACGCAGTAAGGACGGCAACATAACCTACAGTTTTGCAGGACTAAGACGATCACTTGAAGCGATCAAGTCTAAGTCTAGAATATTGTTAGCATGGATTGATGAAGCGGAAGTTGTTTCAGGAAAGGCATGGGATATTCTTTTACCATCGATTCGAGAAGAAGATTTAAGTATAGGATTTTCATCAGAAGTATGGATCACGTACAACCCTGAGTCAAAATATTCTGCAACCCATGAACGCTTTAGAGAAACTCCTCCAACAGACTCCAAGATCGTTAGTCTGAATTACAAAGATAATCCATGGTTCCCGGAGGTATTGGAGCAGACAAGACTAGAAGATTTTGAAAAGCGTCCTGACATGTATGAGCATATTTGGGAGGGTGGCTTCTTGATCTACTCGGAAGGAGCTTATTATTCAGCCGAGATGAGAAGAGCTAAAGAAGAGGATCGTATTGGTAGTGTAAGATATGATCGTGGTACAGGTGTTGTAGTTGCATTCGATCTCGGTATTGGTGATTCTACAGCTCTATGGTTTGCACAATTTGTTGGTACTGAAGTTCATCTAATAGATTACTATGAAGCGTCAGGTGCAGGACTAGAACACTACGTCAAAGTTCTTCAGGACAAAGGATATGTGTACGATCAGTATGTCTTTCCACATGATGTCAGAGTAAGAGAGCTTGGATCAGGAAAGAGTAGACTTGAGACATTAGATCAACTAGGCATTCATGCTGACAAAGTTGAAATTGCACCATCATTACTCATTGATGATGGCATACAAGCAGTCAGAGCTATGCTAGACAAATGTTTCTTTGATGAAAAAAAATGCGAGAAGGGAATAGATACGCTGTTAAACTACCAAAGAGATTGGGATGATAGTGGTCAGACATGGAGAATGCGACCAAACCACAATTGGGCAAGTCATGGTGCAGATGCATTTCGTTATCTTGCTATAGGTTATCAACCTTACAATCAGAATTGGGATAAGCCTTTACGAAGGAATTTGAAAGGAGTTGTATGAACAGCTTGTTTGATGATGTACCTCAAATGCCTAATGGTGTAATGGATCAATTGCCTAGGAAAGAACCTGAGCTGTCTATAATGTCTAATCTTTGGGATGGTCTGACTGATGCTTTCACTCAACTAACTCAGCCTGTAAAACAAACTCCATACTATTGGTTATACGACAAAGCTTCTAATATTACTGGAAAGCAAGTAGGTGATACTGTCAGAGAAATGGGTGAAGGTGTGTTCCATGATTTTCCACAAGGAACAATCGATCTTGGTGTTGATATTATCAATGCTACAGGTGGTTTAGTAGGTTTAGAAGATGACGTTATAGATCGAGACAAAGCTCAGGTCGTACCAAGCCTATACAGCAATGAAGAACGAGAACAGCTCAATATGAAAATGGTAGAGGATCATAGTGTAGCTAGGCTGATGGGGCAATTACTTTTCGGATATGCAGGGTTAAGAAGCATAGCAAAGAAAGGTTTAATGGGTGAAGCAGTTGCTGTTGCAGGAGCAGGAGCTACAGTTGATCCAACGGAACCAAACCTATCATCATTCCTGAAAGACACCAAGTTCAATAATGCATTGTTTGAGTTTATGGCTTCAGGTGTAGATGAAGAAGCAGGAGCTGGAGAGAGATTAGTCTCAAGAGCCAAGTTCATGGCAGAGGAATTAGGATTGGCATTCTTACCAATAGGACTGATTCAGGGTGTAAGAGAGATGAAGAACAATCCTGCGATCAGAGAACAACTTCTTGATACACTCAATCCTGAAAGGATCGGATCACTCTTAGATAAAACTCCGGGAGTGGCATTTCCAAAAAGCTTTATACCAGAGACAAAGTTTAATATTGTTCCTGATCAGAAAGGCATACTACATTTAGTTGATGAAGGTGTTCAAGTATCAACAGAAGCTTTACCATCTACAGGAATCTTGCAAGGCAGATTAATTGCACGAATGAATTTAGATAAACAAACACAATATCAAGTAGAGGTTAACGAGCTGTTAGCTGATACTGTAGAAGAAATTACAGGACTAAATAAAATAAGCGACATCAATGCACCTTCATATTTTGAAGGTCATATTGGCACATCACGTCAAGCAGTATACGAAGTAGAGACAGAGATCGTTGATGGTTTTATTGTTCCAACAGCTAAATCACAAGAACAGATCAAGAGACATTCAGCATTATCTGGATACCTACAAGATCAAGATGCTGTAGCATCACACTACTTTGTACCAACAAATGATTTTTCTAAAATTACATTAGGAAAAATTGATATAGGCAGACCTTTAACTGATGCTGAAATGATAGCTATTAACAGAATTATGACAGATTTAGACATGGGATTAGCTCCAGTATCTACAGCAAGAGGTGTTAACTTATTGAATGTAGAAGGTCTAGATACCGATGCATTTATCACGCTATCAGGTAAAATAAAAGATGAATTAGGTGCTGAAACAGTCTTGTTTGGTAAGAATGGTTTGGCTGATGATGTTAGTTATATTGCAGGAGAAGGTGGTGGCTACAAAGCAGGACAACAAAAATTTGAAGAAATATCCCTCTTGGGCAAGATTGATGACGCAGGAGGAAGCAACCGAAGCCAACAATGGTGGGGTAACGCTGACTTGGTTGAGGAAACGCTCCAAAAAGTCAGAGTCCACAGAGAAGAGTTCTTAAAGAAATATCCCCAAGAAACAAAAACAATTAGACAGATTGGTGAAGAAGCTGATCTCTTAGCTCAGGCTAATAAAACTGTCATCAGAATAGGTGACTATTCCAAGAAAGCTAATCAAACAATATATGAGCGAATGATTGGTGAAGCTCAAGCGATCCTTAAAGGTGGAGACAAAGAAGCTCGTGGTTGGTACACGATAAAATTCCAACAGGCACTTGATGCTTTGTCAAAGCGTCATCCTGAATTGGCACAAGGAGCAGATCAATCAGCAAGAGATTTATTTTCATCTCTAGTATCGATCACTTCTGATGGTTCTAAGATCAAAGAGAACCTGAGATTTGCTGATGATGTTTATCAGTCTTACAAACAAACAGGCAAAGTCAACTTACATATTCCTGCTCATACATCTAGTACATCATTCAGGATCAATCTCAACCTACTTCAAGACCTCATAGACGAAAAAGGATTACGAGGTGCATTAGATTGGCTGAGTGAAACACAAACAACCAAGGCAATTAAAGATCAATACAACGTAGCAACTGGTTATAAAGTTGATGTTGAAGTTCCTAACTCCACGATCTTTGGAGCCAAGCTTGGAATGTTCCATGCAAATATAATGGGGCAACCAAACTGGTTAACCATGGATCGTTGGTGGTCAAGAACCTTTAATAGATACAGAGGTCAGATGACAACTCAAGCTACAGATTCAGCTATAGAAGCTTTCAGGAAAGCAGGTAATTTCCCTGAGACAATGAGAAATGCTACTCTGATCAAGAAAGCTATCGAGCAATCAAGGATATATGCCAAGAGTGGATTTAAAGACAAGTCTGCAATAAACGTCAAGGCAAATACTGTTGCTAAAAAGATGCAAGGCTTGAGAGATGCACCACAGAATGCAAGTGATCGAGCTTTCCAAATAGAAGTAACTGAGAGAGTCGTTAGGGAGCTACAGAAGGAATTTCCTGATATGACTACAGCAGATTTACAAGCGATCCTGTGGTATGGAGAGAAATACAGAATGAGAGAATTTGGTAGCAAAGCGGCTCTTGATGTAGTAGACTACTCAGATGTGACAGGAGGTTTACTCAAACAGGATGCACCTACACCACCAACACACCTACTACAATAATGGCATACGAAAAAGGCATACTCGACACGATCTGGGATAATGCTTCAAAGTCTGTTAGTGGTATGCTAGGTACAAAGAGCAATACCCAACTTACTCAAGAAGAGATAGATAGGCTTACAGAAGTGTATTCACAAAGAGGTGGAGTAATGGATATACCTGATCCAATACAACGAGAGTCTCCACATTATTATGATCAGTACACACCTTCAACCTTTGGTCATAAGGTTCACATGGTGCATGGAAGTCATCCTATATGGAATGAGTTTGGCGATAGAACATTAGCAACCTTCGAGAAGTTTGGATTGAAGGTAGATCGAAAAAATCTATTCCCTTGGGATGCAACTCTATCATCCTCTGCTGACAGAGATTTTCCTCGTGGCAAACATCGTAGAAAAGAAGAAGCTGACTTTGACAGAGTGCCATACGAACCATACGATATGTATGAACAACAATGGTTAGAACAACATACTGATATGCCTTGGTTTTTAAATGAATTTGGACGATTGAAATCATCAGGTAAATACCGACCTGATATAAATCATTTGGCAGTAACTCAAGTTGGTGCAGAGGATTCAAGAGATTTGATTGATCGGATGGGAAACTCGTGGATACCTTGGCAGAATGTTACTGGACACGAGTATGGTCATTACTTAGATATGAATTTAGGTGGAGGCAATGGATTATTTTTAAGTGAAGTAGTAGAGTCTATGATCAATAGAAAGCCTCATGCTATGACACAAGAGAATTTGATGGAGCTATGGATGCGTGATCCTAGAACTGCTCACTTGGATATGGAGGATAAAGTTAACGTATCACATCACGAAGGCATAAGGAATCCAAGAGAAATTCTAGGTAAGCTCTATACGACAGCTCTGATGGGAGAGTACAGAAAAAATCCTGATCGTCCACAGTTGCAAAATATGCAAGAAAACATTGCTAGAGCTTTAGGTGTATTTATGGATGATCAATGGACTGATGAAGGTCATAGTCAAGAAATAAAGGATCAAAGAAGGGATGTTATGGGTGCTTTAGCAAACGTATTCAGTCAATAATGACTAACAAAATCATCAAAATAGAATATACTAACGGAAAACCAAGGGAGAGATAAGATGGCAGATCGTGAGAGTAGAAATGCAGAAAGCCAATTTGGTATCATGGAATTACTACAAAAGCTCTTTAAAGAACGAGGAACAGGTGTCTCAGATAAAGAGATGGGAATCATGACAGGTA